GTGCCGCATCAGAAGGGAATTAAGTCCGTGGCACAGAATCGCAAGGCGTGGCACGATTATTTCGTCGAGGAGAAATATGAGTGCGGGCTGGCGCTGTTCGGCACGGAGGTCAAAAGCATCCGGCAGGGACGCGTGAACCTGAAGGAGTCGTGGGCGCAGATTCGCGGCGGCGAAATCTGGGTCGAGGGGATGCACATCAGCCCCTACGATCAGGGCAACATCTTCAACCGCGACCCCATGCGCCCGAAAAAGCTGCTGATGCACAAGAGCGAAATCCGCAAGCTGGACGGGCTTGTTTCCCGGCAGGGCTACACGCTTGTGCCGCTGGAAATCTACCTGAAGGACGGGCGGATGAAGCTGCAATTGGGTCTTTGCCGCGGCAAAGCGGAACACGACAAGCGCGACACCATCGCCAAGCGCGACGCTGACCGCGACATCCGCCGCGCACTCAGGGAGCACAACAAGTGACCTCAGCACAACCTTTGCACATACGATAAAGGAACGGGCAACCTAACTTCCTATTGTAACTTTCCCCCAAAAGCAGCATGGGAGTGTCCAGCCGAAGGTTTCCAAAGGGCGATCGGAAAGCCCTTTGGTCGCCACCGCAGTGGCGATTCCTTTTGCAACAAAAGAAAACCAGCAACAAATTACCATCAACCAATGGGCGGCGCTGCCCAAAAGAAGCGCCATCTCATTCATGGGGATGATCCGGTTTCGACGGGGGTTGTCGAGGGCGGGATAAGCGAGCCGTGGCCCCTGACCACGATAAAACGGGGAACTTAAATGTAACTGACAATAATCAGTACGCTTTCGCTGCCTAATTAGGCGCGACGCTGGCCCGGTCTGCCCGCTTGACCGGTTCCCAGCGCCATTCAAGCGGGGAACGAGCGCATGTAAGCTTTGCCATGCGTCCGTAACATGAAGCTACCAATCGCTGAAGCCTGACTGCGGGCGTCATCGTGCGGGAATTTCAAATCACAGTCTGCGCTCGGAGAAGGTCCTGCAAGCGAGCCTTCGGACAGGGGTTCGACTCCCCTCATCTCCACCATAGCGCACAGGTACGAACCTGAAATGTTGATTTTCGGAGACGTATTTGTGCTCACATACAAAACAGCGGAAGTGTAAAACCTCCGCTGTTTTGATTTTTGGGAGTGTGAACGAGAGCACTTTGGGTTCACACGCTGAATCAGATGATACCACGGTTCAGGGCATCATCGACAGGATGGGGTGGTGGTGTTTTGCCACCCCATCCTCAACACGCACCTCAATCGTAAGTCAGCGGCGTAATCTATAACGCGCAAGATCATTTACGTTCCTGCGCTTTTTTTTCTTATGCCCATAGAACCCGGCTTCGTCAGGGTGGACAATCTACCCACCCCGACCGGTATCATCCGCGCTGCCGAAATGCAGCTATGTAAATATATCTTGCCCGCGTTTTTGAGTTAAAAATATTTAACTTTCGAGCGAAAATATGATAGAATCAAGATTTGGAAGAAATTTCATAAAAAAAGATTGACTTTTTGCCACGCGTTTATTATACTTTTGGTGTGGCAAGAAGGAGGTGCGATACGATGCCAACAAAAATGGGGCGTCCCAAAGTAGACAACCCCAAGGACGTGCGATACAGTATCCGTCTCGATGCGGATACCGAGCAGAGGCTTGAGGCCTATTGTGTACGTCGAAATGTCACAAAAGGCGCAGCCATTCGTGAAGCCCTTGAATTGCTACTGTTGCGAGACGAAAAAAGTAAGCGCCGTTACGTTTGAGCCGCGTCAGCGCTTACTTCCAAAGACCCCATATCCACCACGCATGATGGCGTGACACCAACTGTACGGGATGGCATGAAATCCATTATTATCATACCACCCTGTCAGCAGAAAGTCAAGAATATTTAACTGACAGAAGGTGCTTTTTGTGAACGAAAAAGAAATCATCCTGCGCGAGATTGCCGTCATTGATGAGGCGCTCGCCATCGTATGCGACCGCATGGACACCGATGACCGCATTTCCGATGCGCTCCTCCGCGAAGTTATCGAATGCACGGAGAACATCAAGGAGGCGATGGACGCATGAATGAATTGCAGACATTCGCCAATAACGAGTTCGGTGCTGTCCGCTCCATGATGATTGGTGACGTACCGCGGTTCGTCGGACGCGACGTTGCAGTGGCGTTAGGCTACTCCAATCCGCGAAAGACGTTAGGTGCCCACGTTGACGACGAGGACAAGAACAAGAATACCGTAACGATTCGTGACGGTATTCAGGGGGAACCCCAACATGACTATCATCAACGAATCCGGGCCGTACAGCCTGATTTTCTCCAGCAAGCTCCCCCCGCCGCAAAGCGCTTCAAACACTGGGTGACGAATGAAGTGCTATCGGCCATCCGCAAGACGGGAAAGTACAAAATGACGGCTACACAGGACGAAGTGCCGCCGCGTGAGCTGACCAGCGACGACTATTTCCGCACCGCCTCCATCGTGGCGACGTGCAAGAACGAGCGCTTGCCCTATGTGCTGTCCTACCCGAAAATGGCGGGCATTTCAGCGGCATACGCTTCCCCCAAACGGGACGGACGGAGTACATCAAAGCGGTCGTCACCCCGACGATGAACGACGAAGAATAAAAAAAAGCAGGCGTGAGAGTCATTGACCCTCACGCCTGATCACTTTAACTTGACGGCAAGTTGCTGGTAACTTTCAGTCCGCAGACCAGACCGCGCTCTCGCCCTTGAAATACCGCTGGAGCTTCCCGAAAGCAGAAGAAGCGGTCTTGTAAGACTTACAGAACTCCTCATGCCTTGCGCCCGCGTCATCGACGTAGTACACCCGGAGTTCAAAGGGATATTCGCCGTCCGTCCGCCAGACGGTGGCTTTGTAGAGACCGCCATTGTGGATGGCAGTATAGGCGTTATACCCGTTGAGGTTCATCTTCATTAGGCGCGCCCCTTCCACCACACGATGGTGCAGGGCACGGGTGACTTGCCGAATATGTCCTCGATGATCTGACGCACCGTGCGCCAGTCACCGCCAGCAATGCCGCAGCCAATATTCCCCGGCAGGGCGACACGCTTACAGCCGTTTTCCCGTGCCCAGCACTCCACCTGCTCCAAGCAGGAGCGCATACAGTCATACCGGGTCAAGCCTCTATCTGCCCGCGCCCGATCATCCTGACAGAACAGGTTGAACACGATGTACGACCGTCCTCCCGGCTCTTTGGAAGTGCCCGGAAGGTACTGCACCTCGCCCAGCAGATCGCGCCCCATCTTGCGGCAAAGCCGCTGATACACGCTGTACGCGGCAGGAGACAGCAGCTTGCTGTGGATGGACGCGGCAACACCCGCCCCCATCACGCCATAGAAATTCGTCTGATGGCAGATGTAATCCGCATCACAGGACAGCAGGTCGCCTGTCATTTCATGAACCATTTTCTTTATCCTTTCCGGGCGCATCTTTTTCGCGCCCAATCAGCCTGTCGATGCTGTGAAATATGCGGCGGTAGCGCCACACGTCTGAAAAATACATGGGCGTGTACCAGTAGTTCTTGCTGTCGTCACCCGCGGTCATGGGGTCTGTCAGGCTATTGCCTATCTTAACATATCCCGCCGCACCGAGCAACGAAAGCTGAATATAGCACATCATGCCCACAGATAAATCAATGTCCTGCGCCGTAACCAGCACACAGTTCTGCCAGTTGCGGCCGAGTAGCCGCAGCCTCTTCCCCGCGGCGTGACACTCCGCTATCAGTGTAGCCCCTGCCCCGCAGGCGCAATCGTTGAACGTGACGTAGCCATCCTGAATCACCTGCTGAACCAGTCCGGGGACGCTTACCTCAGCCATCAGGCGGCACACGTCATAGGGCGTGAAAAACTGTCCAGCATGATCGTTGCCCAATTCCAACTCCATGTACGCGCTGCCGAGAAAGTCCTGTTCCGGGTTCTGTTCAAGCGCGGACACCACATCAGCAGCAAGGAGCGGGAAAACCTCCCGCTCCTTCGCGTCATACTTCGCCATAATACGCCGGTACAGGGCCTCGCGTTCATCGAAACGCACCTTGTCCACGCTGTTTGAAATGGCCAGAGCAAAGACGTTGATGAAGTCTGACCAGACCTCCCAAATGCTGTATTTGCCCGCCAAAGACAAAAGCCGCTTGCAAAACGGCTTTTGCTCTGAGGCGACGTTTCGAGCGGCTTTTGCCATAGTCTGTCCTCCCGCTCAGTAGGTACAGTTGGTCAGGACGCAGCGGATGTCGTGGTGAACGAGACTGACAAGCCACTTCGCGTTGAGGAGCACATGCCGGATTTCTGCCTCCGGCTTTGCAGATCATCCCCGCCGTCCGTCTGCACCACGAACAGATTACCCGCCAGCATCATTTCACCATTGACGCCGACCGCGCTCACGCGGGGATCGGAAGTGAGCAGGGCTTCATCATCACAGACGATGTAGAACCGCTTGCCGCCTATGCCGCGCCACACGACGTCGATGCAGCGGCAGTTGAGAATCTCGTAATAGCTGTCGAGATTCTTTTCAACGGTCGCTTTGGCCACAGTTCCGGTTTTCACGTCCACCAGAACACCCGTGATCTTGCGCCCTGCCTGTTCGCGCTTCCATTCCTCGACGTGCCGCTTATTTGCGGCTTCGATTTCCTTCATCACGCCGAGCTTGCGTTTCGTGTCCATGCTGAACCCTCCCTCTGTCCTTACTGATTGTCAGCGGCTTCACCAGTGGTCGCGTCAAGGGTCTCATCGGCGGTTTCGTCAGCGGT